CAGCATGAAGATATTGAAAAGCTAGAACAGCTTCGTTGGATTAATAACAATTGGAAAATTGCTGTCACTCGAGTGGACTTTGATGGCATAGAAATTAATACACCAGAAGATATGGAGAATTGGAATGAAAGCAGGTAAAGTGTGGGGTACAACAGAGCTAATTGAAGCTAATGGTGCATTAGAGTTTCATCGAATTGAAATGAATAAAGGGGGAACATGCTCTAAGCATCTTCACAGATATAAGTGGAATGGATTCTACGTAGAGTCCGGAAGATTGCTGATAAAAGTTTGGCAAAGAGATTATGAACTAATAGATGAAACCATCTTAGAAAAAGGAATGTACACTAAAGTTAAACCTGGTTTATATCATCAGTTCATATGTTTAGAAGGAGGAGTAGCCTATGAATTATATTGGGCTGAGTTTAATCATAATGATATTGAAAGAGAATCTGTTGGCTTTGTTAAAAAAGAGAATATGCTTACTGGTCGATTAATTGAACCAGAGGAAGATACATGAGTGATTTTAAAATGAAAGTTAATATTAAAAATATTCATGGAAAAATTACCAAACAAGATGAAAGATATACTGTTAAAGATAACACAAGTTTAAACAATTTAGTATTGAGTAGTACTAATTTGAAACCAGAAATGTCTACTAGTGGGCATTTACATGAAGGACAAGAAGAGATATATTATTTTGTGTCTGGTAGTGGTAGGATAGACTTAGATAATGAAACTATAAGTGTAAAAGAGAATGATGTAATACTAATCAAAAGAGGTGTATTTCATCGTGTGCATGCTGGGCCCTTTGGTTGTTATTTTGTTTGTATTTTTGATGGAAGGAGATCCACTTGATAGTAGGATTTACCTGTAGTACTTTTGATCTGCTACATGCAGGTCATATAGCTATGCTTAGAGAAGCTAACGAGCAATGTGATTATCTCATATGCGCTTTACAAGTAGATCCATCTGTAGATAGAAAACAAAAGAATAAACCTGTACAGACTTTGGTTGAGAGGTATATACAACTATCAGGAGTTAGATATGTTGATGAGATTATTCCATATCAAACTGAACAAGACCTTGAAGATATTCTAAATACATTTAAAATAGATGTACGTATTATTGGAGAAGAATATAAGCACGGTACATTTACTGGTAGGGCTATCTGTGCAGCTAGAGGCATAGAGATATATTTTAATAAACGAGATCATAGATTCTCAACAAGCGATTTAAGGACAAGAGTAAGACATGCCTAAAATATTAATTGTAGGTCACGGCTTTGTAGGGAAAGCTGTTGATTACGGTTTTAGTCATCCTGATGTAGAGAAGGAAATTGTAGACCCAAAGTATGGAACAGATCTGGATAGTATTGATATTACTTTATATGACTGCGCTTTTGTTTGCGTCCCTACCCCGATGGGACACGATGGCGCTATTGATTGCTCTATTATTGATAACACTCTGGGTAAGCTAAAAAATGCTAACTTAATTGTTGTTAAATCAACAGTTACTCCTGACATAGTTACTAAATGGCCTATGAACGTCGTATACAATCCTGAATTTTTAACAGAAAAATCTGCTAATGAGCAATTCGTAGATCCTCCGTTTCATATCTTAGGAGGTGATAGATGGGCTACTAAAAGAGTAGAAGAACTTTTTACTAAACACAGCTTGTGTAATCCTTGCCCTGTATATCATATGACTAAACAAGAAGCAAGTTTTGTTAAGTATACTATCAATACATTTCTATCTATGAAAGTTACATTTTTTAACCAATTGTATGATGCAATAGGTCAGACTGATGCTAACTTTGCTACAGTTATTAAAGCTGTTGCTGCTGATACACGTATTGGTCCATCTCATACCAAAGTGCCAGGCTTTGATGGTAAGCAAGGTTTCGGCGGCGCATGCTTTCCAAAAGACGTATCAGCTTTTATTAATTATAATAAACAGTTGACATTACTAAAGGAAGCATCTATAATAAACAATAATTATAGACGACAATATGAAATGGATGAAAGAGAGAAAGAACAACATGTCAATTATGGACAAACTAAAAAAGAACTCGAAGATAAAGACTACGGACATCCTGTCTGAATCTAAGTTCTTTACAGAGAAAGATATGACGCCTACTGATGTTCCTATGGTAAACGTAGCGTTATCAGGTTCAGTAGATGGGGGAGTAACTCCTGGACTTACTGTACTAGCTGGACCTTCTAAACATTTTAAAACTTCATTCGCATTGCTTATGGCTGGAGCCTATCTTAAACGGCATCCAGAAGCAGTTATGCTCTTCTACGATTCAGAGTTCGGATCTCCTCAATCATACTTTGAGCAGTTTGGTATTGATACCTCACGTATCTTACATACTCCTATTGCTAACGTAGAAGAGCTTAAGTTTGATTTGATCTCTCAGCTTGAGAATATCGAGCGAGATGATCATGTTATTATTGTTATTGACTCTATTGGTAATCTTGCTTCTAAGAAAGAACTAGAAGACGCTAAGAATGAAAAATCAGTAGCAGATATGTCACGTGCAAAGGCTCTTAAGGGTCTATTCCGTATGTGTACTCCTTATCTCACTATGCGTAATATTCCTATGATTGCTGTTAATCATACCTATCAAGAGATTGGATTGTTTCCTAAAGCTATTGTGGGTGGTGGTACTGGTATCTACTATAGTGCTGATAATATCTGGATACTTGGTCGTCAGCAAGATAAAAAAGGTACAGAGATTCAAGGTTATCATTTCGTAATTAATGTGGAGAAAAGTCGTTATGTTAAAGAGAAGTCAAAGATTCCTATCACAGTGTCTTGGGATGGCGGTGTCCGTAGGTATTCAGGGTTGCTCGATTGTGCTCTTGCTGGTGGTTATGTTACTAAGCCTTCCAATGGCTGGTATGCTGCGGTTGATCAGAGTACTGGAGAGATGGGATCTAAAGTACGGTACGATGTCACGCTTAGTAAGCCCTTCTGGGATCCAATCTTTAATGACACAGATTTTAAAGAGTTCTTAAAGAAGCAATACAGCATTGGTCATCAGTCGCTAGTTAGTATGGATGAAATTGTAGAGGATGCAGATGGTTAAAATACCTAATATGTTTGAAGAAAATGTTCAGTATGAGCTTATTCCTGGAGATAACGATCATTGGCATATTCGAATCAAAGAAGGAGAGTTTATTGAATCTGTAATAAGTTTCGGTAAGATATCTATTGAAGAAGATTCTCCTGTTCTTAGTTTTGATCTTACACTTCATTCTAGTCCAGATGAAGATTTATCAACTAATAGCTTGCCATTACAGAAGTATGCAGGTAAAATACTAGAGAGTGTAATGATTAATAACCTAAACGAAATGGAAAAGAATGAGCAATAACTTAGAGCAACTTGTGCTGCGACATCTTCTTATTGATGAGTCATATATGCGCAAGGTGCTTCCCTTTATTAAACCAGATTACTTCCAAGGTGTAACTCGTCAACTGTTCGTAGAAATAGGTAAGTTTGTCGCTAAGTATAACAAGCTACCTACTTTAGACGCATTTAAGATTGAAATTGATCAAAGTGATAGATATAATGACGATCAATATACAGCAGCAATGGAGATGCTTCCTAACATCTTTGATACCAAGTCTGACAAAGCAGATAAGGCTTGGCTAGAAGATACTACAGAGAAATGGTGTCAAGACAGAGCTATTCATAATGCTATTATGGAAAGTATTTCTATCATTGATGGTAAGCATCAGACGCTTACTAAAAACGCTCTACCAGATCTCTTACAGAAAGCTCTTGCTGTTACTTTTGATTCGTCTGTAGGTCACGATTATATCGAGAATGTGGAAGAGCGTTATGAATTCTATCACGAGCAAGAAGAAAGAATACCTTTCGATCTGGAGTACTTTAACCGAATCACAAAAGGTGGTATTCCTAATAAGACTCTCAATATTGCGCTTGCAGGAACCGGAGTAGGTAAGTCTCTTTTTATGTGTCATATGGCAGGTAACATTCTTAATCAAGGCCGGAATGTCCTATATATTACTATGGAGATGGCAGAAGAGCGTATCGCTGAACGCATCGATGCTAATCTGTTGAACATACCTATTGATCAACTTGAGAACATATCTAAACCTATATTCAAGAGTAAGGTAGATGATATTGCTGCTAAGACTAATGGTAAGCTTATTATTAAAGAATATCCAACTGGCGCGGCTAACTCTAGTCATTTCAGAGCGCTCTTAAACGAACTTAAACTTAAACGTAACTTTGTACCAGAGATTATCTTTATTGACTATCTTAATATATGTGCATCTGCTCGTATGAAAGCAATGGGAGGTTCTATCAATTCCTATACCTATATTAAAGCTATTGCAGAAGAGCTACGAGGACTCGCTGTTGAGTTCGACGTACCGATTGTCTCTGCAACGCAAACTACGCGTAGTGGTTTTACTAGCTCAGATCCTGGGCTTGAAGATACGTCTGAGTCTTTTGGACTGCCCGCTACAGCAGACTTGATGTTTGCTCTTATCTCATCAGAAGAGTTAGATGCTCAAGGTCAGATAATGGTAAAGCAACTTAAAAATAGATATAACGATCCTGGACGATTTAAACGCTTTGTAGTAGGAGTAGATAGATCTAAGATGAGACTATTCGATGCTGATAATCCAGAAGAAGGAGTCGTAGATGACTCACCAGCATTCGATAAGTCTCAAGTAAACGAACGATTTAAAGATTTTAAAATGGAGTAAATAATGGCCCAAAAAGGTATCACTTTCAAGAAGAAGACTAGTATTGGTAAAGGTAATATCAAAATGTCCTCAATGAATAAACACAAGAAGCGATCTTATAAAAAGTCGCGAGGTCAAGGTTAATGGATGCGCGTCTCATATCCTATAGCCAGCCCGTTCGTCATATCCACTCAGGAGAACCGGGCATTATGGGGCTCGAAAACATCCAAGACATCGTCGCTTATTGCGCCCGTGTCTCCAATCCATCAAACCAAGCTAACACTAAAACGACGCCCAAACTCCTCGAGTACCTCATTAAGCATAAGCACTGGAGCCCATTCGAAATGGCAAGTGCATGCATTGAAATTACAACAACTCGAGACATCGCTAGACAGCTGCTAAGACATAGATCGTTTTCTTTTCAAGAATTCTCTCAACGATATGCAGATGTTCGTGAGTTAGATGGAGAGCTTGTTATTCGTAAAGCTCGTCTACAAGATCCTAAGAATAGACAGAACAGTGTTATTACAGATGATACTAACTTACATATTGCTTGGGAACAACATCAACGAAATGTATGGAATGCTGCTATGATAGCCTATGAGTGGGCTATTGATAACGGCATCGCTAAAGAGCAAGCTAGAGCTGTACTACCAGAGGGTAATACAGTTTCTAGGTTATATGTGAATGGTACAATTAGATCATGGATTCATTATATCGAATTGCGTTCTGCAAATGGAACGCAAAAGGAGCATATGGACTTAGCGGTTGCTGTCGCTGAGGCTATAAGTAAGATATACCCTAACATCTCAAACTTTATAGAGGAGTAATAACATGCATGGTCGTCAAAGAAAGATATCAACATACTATTCAGATTTAGGTAAAGGATATGCAGAAGTCTGGATGGACTTTAAAGAAGAAGTTGCCTTTATTAAGTATTTCGACGATAATGATGTAAGGTTTTTTGAAGAAGAGTTTCCTGGCAAAGCTATAGGTTATGTTGAGGACGCTGCAGAAAACTGGGCTCTTGGTTATAAAAAATTAGAAGGAAATTTTCAACTTGGCTTATTATAGTACAAAAACTTACGGTCACAATATTGGTCTGAGCGCTTGCTTTCGCCAGCCTCATGCTGATCATTCACACTGTAGGTTTTTACATGGTTACAGTTTACAATTTAAATTTACGTTTAGCTGTAACGAACTTGACAATAAAAATTGGGTAGTAGACTTTGGTGGTCTTAAACCTCTTAAGAAATGGTTAGAGGATAACTTTGATCATAAGGTAGTACTCGACGATAATGATTGGGCACTACCTAACTTCCGTGCATTAGAAGACGCTGGTCTAGCAGAACTAAACATCTTAGACGGTGTTGGTGTAGAGAAGTTTGCAGAGCATGCATTTAACAAAGCGCAAGAGATTGTACAAGAAATGTCTAACGGACGATGTTGGGTAGTATCTTGCGAATGTGCTGAGCATGGAGCTAACAGCGCTATTTACGAGGCATAATATGAAAGCTATACTTGACAAAAAGTTTCTAAAAGTTGAGCAGGATTCTGATGGAGAATTATTTCTTGAGTTTCCTGACGATCTATTAGATAAAATGGATTGGAAGCCTAATGATACTATCATTTGGACTGAGCTTCCTAATGGTAATGGATACAGTGTAGAGAAAGCGAAGACGCATGACGGATAAAAAATACATCTATAGTGAGATCTTTCATTCTATTCAAGGTGAAGGACATTATACAGGTGTACCTACAGCATGGATTAGATTCTTTTTATGTAACTTACAATGTGATGGTTTTGGTCAGAAGTTTCCTACCAAGCCTGAGACATATGAATTACCTTATGCAGACTTTGATGCTCATTCTGTTGATAGAGTAGAAGATCTACCTGTATGGGATAAAGGTTGTGACTCATCATATACTTGGTCTAAGAAGTTTAAACATCTTATGGGTCAAGCTACTGGTGCAGAGTTAGCTCAGAAGCTAGTAGATATTATGAAGACAGAGCATAACCCAGAAGGGTGGTTCCGTCATCCTTTGTCTATGCAACATAACCATCTATGCATTACAGGTGGTGAACCTCTTATGAGACATGCTCAGAATGCCTTTATAGATATACACAATGCATTATTAGATATGCCTGGCGGTCCTATGAGAGATACTCATTTTTATTGTAATAATAATTTACCGTCTAGTATCACCTGGGAAACTAATGGCACTCAAAAACTATCTAAAGAGTTTGAAGAGCTTGTTAGTTCCCCTTTATTTAAACCAGAAGCGTTCTTCTCTGTATCTCCTAAGCTATGGACTGTAGCAGGAGAGAAAAGAGAGAAAGCTATAAAACCGGAGGTAGTAAAAGAGTATTATGATCTTTCTAAAGCAGGTCAATTAAAATTTGTTGTAGGACAGACAAAAGAAGAGTGGCAAGAACTCGACGAAGTCGTTACAATGTTTAGAGACGCTGGTGTTCATTATCCTATATGGATTATGCCTGTCGGTGCTCGAGAAGAAGAACAGTCCGCTACGGCTGGAGATGTAGCAAAGATGGCATTTGAAAGAGGCTATAACGTCGCTGGAAGAATGCATGTCTACTTATTTGGAAACGCAATTGGAACATAGAGGCCTCCCTCTATAACTAGGAGAATAAATGACTATCTCAGAAGAAATTAAGATGCGTCTTGAAGACGCAGGACATCGCTATTGGGCTGGAGATAATATTTCAGCATTCTTACAAGAAGGCGATAAACAAGCAATCATCGACGAAGCAACAGAAAAGTTCGAAGGAGTTTTAGATAGTCTCCTTATTGATCGTCACCGAGATCCTAACTCTATGGATACTGGACGTAGATTAGCTAAAATGTACATCAACGAAATTATGGCTGGTCGTTATGAGCCAGCACCTAAAGCAACTGCTTTTCCTAACTCAGGTCAGGATCGATATGATGGTATGTTAGTTGTACGTAGTGAATTGAAGTCTATGTGCTCTCATCACCACCAACCAGTAACAGGTGTAGCATATATTGGTATTATACCTGGAGAGAAGGTAATTGGTCTTTCTAAGTATACTCGTATTGCTCAATGGTGTGCACGTAGAGGTACTCTACAAGAAGAACTGTGTAATGAGATTGCACGTGAGATTCAGAAAGCAACTGATTCAGATAATATCGCAGTTTATGTACAAGCAACTCATGGTTGCTGTGAGAATCGAGGTATTGGCGCGCATAGCTCTCTAACTCAAACAACAGTACTCAGAGGAGAGTTTCATAACTCTGATGTTAAGAAAGAGTTCTTCGATAATGTTAAACTACAACAGGAGTTTGCACCACGATGACTGAACCAGTAGACGTAAGTAAGAAACATTTTTACATTAGTCTTGTTAAGAGTGTTGTACGTATCGGCGCTGGAATTGCACTTTGCTTCGGACAGTTTATGCTGTCCGGAGTTTTGTTTATTGCAGCAGAGATTCTAGGTATTCTAGAAGAGTTGTAAAAAAGTTTCGTTTTTCTGAAAAAAACAGTTGCACTTACTTCAAAAAGAGTATATAACTATTATATCAAATGAAGGAGAATAGTTATGCAATTATCATTTAACCGCGATATCAAAGAAAACGTAGCCCGCTTTGACGTTATCAAAGAAGGTGAAATCGTTGCCTCTGTAGATCAGTACTTTGATTATGGTGATACTCTTTGTGAAGTAGAGGTTGTATCTGGTGAATTGACTGATGAAGAAGTTGATCTTATCTTTGAAGATGGTTGTGTGGAGTATATCTAATGGCTAAAGATCTTACAAATGAAGTAACAGCTGTTTGTGCAGCCCGCTCTTTAGAAGCAAAGAAGATAGCTATGAAAGCTCTTATTGAATCTTCGCATGCTAAGAAAGAAACTAAAAAATTATTTAATGTAAAAGTAGATATGATACGAAGTGCATCTAAACTCGATAAGATGGCTACTGACTATCTTCTATCAGGTGAAGGAATGAAAGTACGATGACTCAGAAATATAAAGTTTATCTCGCTAAGCTAAAGCGTCCTGTAGGCACCCCAAAAACTGTGTACAAGGTAGGTATTACATCTTCTTCAGATGCTATGTCTAGATTGACATATAACAGATGGGATGAACCTAATCCTATTATTGAAACCTTTCCTGATATAAAAGTAATGAATTCAGTATGGGTAGAATCAGAAGAAGAAGCGCTTGCATTAGAGCAGAAAATAATGTATAATATAAGTGGTGATGAGAGGTTTCATAACTGGTACGAGCCTAAGCAGCTTTCAGGTATTACAGAAATGAGAACTTGGAATTATGATGAAGTTCAAAAAGTATTTGAAATAATGAAGGAATATAAATGAAAATAGCGCATGAAGCACCGCTTAGTATCTTTGATAAGGTACAGAAGTTAACCGATTATGATTACGCACTTGTTCATCTATTTGAGGAGAACGAAGAGTATTATAATACATTTGTAAAGGCAAAAAAAGATGGAAGAGAAGTCCTCCTCGATAACTCTATCTTCGAGCTGGGAACAGCTTTTGACGGAGATGTATACGCTGATTGGATTGTTAAGCTCCAGCCAGATTGGTATATCGTTCCAGATGTACTCGATAATGCAAGCGCTACTATTGATAGCTTTGATCGTTTTATTTCTACATATGCTGGGCTTCCTGGTCAGGTTATTGCTGTCGCTCAAGGGAGTACTTATGATGAGCTTGTTACTTGTTATACTCATCATGCTAACAACCCCATCGTAGATAAGATTGCTTTATCGTTTAATCATCCGTTCTTTCAGACTATGCAACCTCCTCTAGGTAATAAATATTATCGTATGATGAGAGGTCGTCAGAAAGCAATTGCAGATATGCTACGAGATGGGGTTATAGATACTTCTAAACCTCATCACTTACTTGGCTGTGGTTTACCTCAAGAGTTTGAAGATTATAGAGATCATAAATGGATTGATTCTATGGATACTTCTAATCCTGTTATTCATGGTATGAAAGGTATTACATATAATCCGTATGGATTAAATACTAAAGAGTCGGTTAAATTATTTACTCTTATAGATGAGAATGTAGTTGATTGTTGGGATGATATAGAATATAATATAAAAATGTTTCGAACTTTTTGTAATGGATAAGATATGTGGTTTGCTCTTTTTAGTCAGTCTGGTACTGAAATCGTAGAGGTCGCTTCTCGTTTAGGGAAGTGGCCTGATTATATATTTACGGATAACAAGGATAAGAATTCTTGGCATAGTAGTTTGCGTAAGCACTCTGCTACTAATATTATTAAGCATAAGGATATGAAGAAAGAAATAGAGAGTAATATCTCTATGTTTCAAGGGCTACGAGGTACTACTCCTATCGTTACTCTTCATGGTTATCTTCGTATTCTTCCTGAGATTAACTGCGAAGTTTATAATGGTCATCCCGGTGATATTGTTA